GAGATTATGTTGGTACATATGAAGACTTTATTCTAACCGTACTCAGCATACAAAATAGTAAAGCTGGATCGTTTATTGATTTAGGTCAGACAGAACGTAAAGATCTCTTGTGTCAATTCATGGGATTGAATGTTTTTGATCAATTGTATACCATCGCTAATGAAAACTTTAAGGAAACCAATACTCTTTTAAAGAATGTCAGCAAGGATCAATTAATCGGAGATTTACAAATGGTTTCCAGTAGTCTTGATCTAAATAACAGAAATATATATCAATATAATTTGGATATCAAAGATCTTGAAGTCAAGAAAGAAGAACAAAATAACAAGTTATTAGAGTTATCTAATGATATCATCAAGACCGCAACTTTTGATTTTGATATTTCTAAATTAGAATTAGAAAAGACACAATTAGAATCTAAGATCAACACATTTGAACATGATATAAATGAAAAGAAGGCTAAATTCTCTACAATTGAAACTCAACTTTCAGATTTATCTTCTTCATTGAAGAGTTGTGAAAATATAGAAAGTGATCACGATCAGTATAAAATCTGTAAAGAAGAAGAGTCTAAAAAGTCTTCGGAAATAGAAAAACTTAAGGTTCTAGTTAAGAACAAAATTGATAAGTTAAAAAAGTTAGAGGAACACAAGTATGATCCTAACTGCACGTATTGCGTAAATAACGTATTCGTAAAAGATGCTATTAAAACTAAGGAAGAACTTGAACTTGATAAAAACAAGGGCAAAATTTTAGTAGAAGAATTTAATATTATCAAATCTAAGTTGAATTCATTTGGAGATATTGAATCTCGTTATAAGGAATGTCAACGTGTAGATGTTGAAAAAGTTAGATTGGAGAAGACCAAGGAAGTTTTATCAACGGCGATATTACGTGATGAAAACTTCAAGATCCGATTGCAAAACGATTTGAATGGGGTAATTCAAAACATTGATACTTTTTATAAGAACAAAGATATTATTGAAAACAATTCTAAACTACTTGTTAGTGTTAATGAAGTAAAAACTATTGTTAAAAATATTGAATTGGATATTAAATCGGTAAATAATAAATTGTTTAATGCTTCTACTGAAAAAGGTAAGTTGGAATTGCAACATAAGAATACTACTGAACAATTGAATAAAGTTAAAGAGTTGGAATCTTCATATGAAGCGTATAAATTGTATACGGGTATAATTAGTCGAGATGGCATTCCATATGAAATTATTACAAAGACTCTGCCTGAAATTGAAAAGGAAGTGAATAATATTCTTCATCAATTGGTTGAATTTTCAATCACACTTCAGACGGATGGTAAGAATATCATGACTAATATAGTATATGATGATCGACGTTGGCCACTTGAAATGGCAAGTGGTATGGAAAAGTTTATTTCTGGATTGGCTATAAGAGTCGCACTAATTAATATTAGCAATCTACCAAGACCAAATATCATCTGCATTGATGAAGGATTTGGATGTGTTGATAGTGATCATCTTGGTCAAATAGGTGCTTTATTTAATTATTTGAAGCATCAGTTCGATTTTATTTGGATAATTAGTCATTTGGATCAGATGCGTGACATGGTTGATAGTCAAGTAGAAATAAAAAAAGAAAATGGATATAGCAGAGTAGTATATAAATAATGGTATGAATATATCAGACACCATCATTGTTAAAAATAAAAAATTAAGTTTCACGATAAATGACCAAGGCGGGTTTGTCCTTTGTAAGGACGTTGGTTTTAGTATCGAATATTTGGTTCTAATAAAAAGTTTAGATACAGGTTTAACATCGAATTTGTTATATATAAATGTGCCCGATGATCATGATAGTTGGACATATAATTGGTGTGTAAAACCAGCAACATTAAAAAACAATCATCCAGGAATAAAATTAGAAATTTATGATTATGATCATGATAAAAATATAAATTTAATTTATAAAAAAAACTATAGATTTGATTTAACTCGTTTAGATATTAAACTTAAATCTAATCAACATGATGTTACATACGATCCATTTTTTTATTTTTTATACGATCAAGAATTCAAGTCGTTGTGTAATATTAAAGAAGATGATGTAGTTTATGATTTAGGCGCTAATATAGGGTCATTTTCATTGGTTTGTAAAAACTTTGATGTTAAAAAAGTATATGCTTTTGAACCAAACACATCGACGTTTGATTGTCTCGTATATAATACAGATAGATATGGTGAAAACGTTACGTGTTTTAAAAAAGCAATATCAAATTCATTTAAAAAAGTGTCATTTGGAAATTATTCGAATAATACTTTAGATGATAAAACATGTAGTTGTTCAATCGTAACTGATGATAAAAATTTGGAGACAGTATCTGCTATAAATCTTGAGTTATTTGTATATGCAAACGATCTTGAATTACCAACATACCTTAAAGTTGACATAGAAGGTGCTGAATATGAATTTTTTGATTCAATCAACGATGATTTTTTAAAAAATTGTCATACTATATTTTTAGAATTTCATGACAGAGATGATAGATTAAATAAAATTATTGACAGATTAACTATGTTAAATTACAAAATGTTTTTTCATGATGATGAAAAGTATGTATTAAGCCAGACTATGGGAACTATATTTTTTGTTAAACAATTATGAAGAAGTTACTATTCATCACACCACATTTATCAACCGGTGGATTGCCACAGTTTTTGTTAAAAAAAATACAAGCCTTGAATGATTATTATGAAATATATTGTGTAGAATATAACGATCATACAGGCGGTGTGTTAGTAGTTCAGAAAGAACAAATTCAAAAATTGTGTAGTAATAGATTTTACGCACTTGGTGAAAATAAACAAGATTTATTAAAAATAATAGAAAGAATAAATCCTGATATAATTGCGTTGGAGGAAATGCCTGAATATTTTATGGATTTTTCTATTTCTTCTAAAATCTATAATGAATCTAGATCATATTTTATAGTAGAAACATCACATGATAGTAGTTTTAATGCTGCTAATAAATTAGTTTATCCCGACCATTTTACATTTGTTAGCAAATTTCAAGAAAATAATGTAAAATCTTTACCCGTTAAATCAAAAGTTATAGAATATCCAGTTGAAGTAAAAATACGTCAAAATAGAGATGTTGGTCTTAAAAAATTAGGACTTGATATTAAAAAAAGACATGTATTACATGTTGGGTTATTTACTCCACGAAAAAATCAAAAAGAATTTATTGATTACGCGAGATCGATGGAAAATGAGAATATACAATTCCATTGTGTTGGCAATATGGCGGATAATTTCAAATTTTATTGGGAACCATTATTAATTGATTTGCCTAAAAATGTTAAGGTGTGGGGTGAGAGAAAAGACGTACATAACTTTTATAGTTGTATGGATTTATTTTTGTTTACCAGTAGGGGTCATGTGAATGATAAAGAAACCGCGCCGATTGTAATAAAAGAAGCGATATCATATAATATACCAAGTTTATTTTATAATTTGCCTGTGTATTTAGATAGATACTCTTGTTATGACAATGTAAAATATTTAAATGAAACTAGTTTCGATGAAAATATAAATTTAATACGTGACACGATTTGCGGTTCTAGATCATATGTTAATAAAGATGACAAAGATTTTATAGTGGTCATTTCTACACACCCAAATTATGAAGCTGTAGAAGAAACTACTATAAAATCTATCAGACAAATTAAAAAAGCTGGGTATAAAGTTATTTTAACATCACATTATCCCGTTAGTACTAGATTACAATTATTGGTTGATCATTTTATATATGATAGTAATAATCCATCTTTAGTTCATAACTTTTATAAAACTTGGACTTATATAAATCAATATCATGATATTAAAGTATATCTACCATCGTGTGGATCGGATGCATATCATGGATTGGGTGTAGCTCTAAATTATTATAATGGAATTAGTTTGGCTAATAAGTTAGGATATAAAAATGTGATTGCGTTTAACTATGATGTAGTTATTTTAGAAAAAGACTTTAATAAGTTAGACATTGTAAAAAATATAATGCAAACAAAAAAGGGATTTTTCTTTTATGATAAAGCTTTAGAGGGAGACACACTAAAGACCGTATTTCATGCTATTAATACGGACTTTTATCTTAACCTATTTGAATACTTCACACCAAACACATATGAGAAATTTGTTAAGGAAATGAATACATCAAATGGTCTTGAACAATTTTACTACAATCGTGTTATAAATAAAAAGAAGGATTTATATATTGATTACAAAAATAATGAGGAGAGTTTTTTCAACAATAGCGAACTTAATATGTTTTCTATGTGTGAATATCTAGCGGTTTTACCAATTTCAAATCAAAACAAATTTGTATGTTTGAGCAACTTTAATAATAAAACAGATGATAAAATAAATGAGATATGCGTTTATGAGAATGATATTTTAATCAAACGAGAATTTAAAAAAATAACAAAATCTGGTTGGTGGCATATAGAGGTTGATTTTATTCCAAAACGTCGGTATAAAGTATTGAATACGATTTTTGATAAAGATAAATCGAATATTATAAAAGAAATTTCAACTGAGTTTTCATCGATTGATGAATTAAAAAATAATGGACATTTTATAGCTAAGTAATTATGAAAATAGTACAAGTACATCTAGGTTTATTGCCAATTCCACCAAATGGTTGGGGAGCCATTGAGAAAATTATTTGGGATTATCATCAACAGTTAAACTCTAAGGGTTTACATTGTGACATAAAATATTTGAATGATGTTAAGTATAATGATAATACAATTATACACACACATGTTGCAAACTTAGCCAATGAATGTTATGAACGTGGTATACCATATATCTTTACATTACACGATCACCATGCGTTTTTATATGGAAAAGATTCTGATGTTTTTAAACAAAATTTAAAGGCTATAGAAAATAGTATTATATCAACTTGTCCAGCAAAATATTTGGTTGATTATTTCGGAAGCAAAAAGTTGCGTTATTTTTCCCATGCTGTAAATACGGATTTATTTAAATTCAAAAATTATGTCAAGTATGATTACAAACTACTATGCGTTGCTAATAATGGTTATGCTAATAACCAATCTTATGATAGAAAAGGGTTTAAATGTGCAATACAATCCGCTAAAGAGTTAAACCTTCCTATTACGATTGCTGGTCCTAGTAATAATAAAAAGTTTTTTGAAACACTCGATCCATCATTAAATGATTATGAAAAGTTAACTAAAGTATTTGATCTGGATGAAGATGGACTCATCGAACTTTATAATAAACACCATATATTTATTCACACGTCTGAGTTGGAGGCCGGACATCCAAATTTAACTTTATTGGAAGCTATGTCTTGTGGTTTGCCTGTAATTGGCACGTTTGAAAATAATAAATACGATGGGATGATTGTCGTTGATAGGGATGTAAATCAGATTAAAGATTCTATTGTTAAGGTAATTTCGAATTATGAACAATATCAATCTGAAGCTTTAAAAGCTGCTGCAGCTAATTCTTATAATATACGTGTTGATCAATTAATAGATTTATATAAAGAATATACAAATAAACTATTTGCCAAAGATTTTATTGATGTGTATTCTGACTTAAGTAAGAACTTGATTGAGATTAATAATAAGGTTAACATTGAATATTCATTTAATGATAATGCATTTGTGCAAGTTACTAAGTGTGTTAATAAAAATGAAACATTCAATGTCAAATTTAAGAATCCTACAACAGATGAAGTTCTATATGAAACCAATTTACAAGATGGATGGTGGGGTCGTTGTGATTATACATATTTTATCCCATACAATCTAGTTGTTAAAAGCAATTTAACAAATGATATTATATTAAACTATGATTTAGATCTTGAAGATAAAAATGTTTTAATAGAATATGAAACTAATGCGTTGGGTGACCAATTATGTTGGATGCCAATAGCTGAACAATTTAGAAAAAAACATAAGTGTAATTTGTTTTTAAAAATAAGACTTCGTGAATTATTTCAAAATAAATACAAAGATATAAATTTTATAAATTTTGATGAATCCGTTCCTAACTTATTTGCAACATATAAGCCTGGTTGGTATGTTGATAAAGATTCTGTAAATTCGATGAGATGTAGAAATGATATTAGAAAACAACCTTTGCAAAAAGTTGCTAGTGATTACTTAGGGTTGAGTTATATTCCTGAGAGGCCAATGTTGGATTTTAAATTAATGACTTCACAATTTAAAAAACCATACGTTACCATCGCAACTCAAAGTACTGCACAAGCAAAGTATTGGAATTATAAAGGTGGGTGGGATATAATAGTAGATTATTTAAAATCAAAAGGATTTGATGTTGTATGCATCGATAAAAATAGTTCATTTGGAAACAAAAATCATATGAATTATATACCAACAAATGTTATTGATTTAACAGGAAATGATTCTTTGGAAGAACGTATCAATCAGATCTATCATAGTTCATTTTTTATAGGACTTCCATCAGGATTATCATGGTTAGCTTGGTCAATAGGAAAGCCTGTAACATTAATTAGCGGATTTTCTCATGATTATACAGAATTTGAAACTCCATATAGAGTTCAAAATAAAAATGTGTGTAATGGGTGTTGGAACGATAATTATTTTGACAGAGGTGATTGGTTATGGTGTCCAAAATCCGATAAAAAGGAAATGTTTGAGTGTACAAAATCAATTACACCACAAATGGTTATAGAAAAAATTGATAGTCTTATAAAAGATAATAATTTATGAAAATTGTAGGAAGTTATATCGGCGCACATGATGTAGGTTTTTCTTTAATTGAAAATAATCAAATACTCGCGTGTTATACCGAGGAGAGATTCTCACGTATAAAATCCGCATATGCTGGTGGAGCATTTCCATCACATAGTTTTGAAGCAATTCAAAAAGATTTTGATTTTGATATAAAAGACCCAAACGTAAAATTTGCAGTTGCAAAACCGTTTATTCACCATAAACATCATGAGATCGTAAATGTATTAAAAAATAAAAGTATAAAATTGATAGGACATCATTACGCACATGCATGTGGAGCCTACTATACATCTGGATTTAATGACAATACATTGGTTGTATCATACGATGGTGGTGACATAGGGGATGATAATTGGACCGAATTAAATATTTCTAACTATCAAAAATACAATTGGTTTAATAATTTAAATGATAATCAATCGGCGACATATATAGTTAAAAATGGCAAATTAATTGAAGTGGGTGAAAGACTAAAACATGGAAGTATTGCGAATATGTGGTATTTAATGTGTTATATATTTGGTTTAACTCCATTAAAGGACGAAGGCAAAATAATGGGGCTCGCCGCACAAGGTAAGTTTGATCATAAAATTCATAGTATATTAAATTTCTTTGTTAAGAATGATATGATAAAAGCAACTTGCACCATTGAAAATAAATTTAAACAACTTCTACATGGTTTAAATCCAAACGATGCTTTGGATTTAAAAAGAAATTTAGCATATAATTTACAATATATTACAGAAAACACTCTTTTAAATCATATTAAGTCATTATATGACCAATATGGTCCATTTGATAATATTTGTTTAGCAGGTGGTGTATTTGCAAATGTAAAGTTAAATCAAAAAATAAATGAATATCTTTCATTTAAAAATATATGGGTGTATCCGGCGATGGGAGATGAAGGATTGTCTTTGGGTTCAGCAATTGCATATGGTGTAGAACTTGGAGAATTTACAAATCGCAGAATAAAAAATGTTTTTTTTGGAAAAAGAAACTCGGATGATGATATACAAAAAGATATAAACAATTTTTCATCCAAATTTGGTAAAAATATAGTAGAGGAAAAGTTAGACTTTGATAATGTTGCAAATTATTTAGTTGATGGAAAAGTTATTGGAATTTTTGATGGTGCAGCTGAGTATGGACCCAGAGCTTTAGGGTCTAGATCTATAGTTGTTGAACCAACTAGGTTAGAAACACACGCATATATTAATAAACGATTAAAGAGAGATGAAATAATGCCATTTGCACCAATCATTATGGAAGAACATATTGAGGATATATGCCATGTATATAAATCTAAGAATACAGCCGAATTTATGACATTGTGTTATACCGTACGTGAAGAATGGGTTAATAAAATTTCAGCAGTCATAAATTTTCATGATAATACTGCTAGACCACAGGTGGTGAATAAAGATCATCATTCATTGTTTCATAAAATACTAAGTAAATTCAATGAAAAAACAAATATACCAGTATTGATGAATACAAGTTTTAATGGTCATGGAGAACCTATAATAAATTCACCAAATGAAGCTCTATCTCACTTATCAGAAGGTACGGTTGATTTATTGATCATAAATAATAAAATTTATAAACTCGTATGAAAACAAAAAATAATTTTTTTAGCGTAAAATATACAGATTCATTTATTAAACTAACATTTAATAGTGTACCCGACTATTATTTTAATCATACACTACATTATGTGATTTCAAGTAAGGAGCATGAATTTTATTCAACTGAAACGCCAGAAATTGGGTATTGGTATCTACGTACAAATATAAAATCCTTACAATTTGATTATATCAGACTCTACGCATTTAGTATGGATGATGGTATGAATCTAATAGATGAGTATGACTTTAACATAAAAGATTACAATTTTATGTTTAATTTAAAAACCAATAATCTCAACGATTCCAGAATTTGGGGGTCTTACATAGATTTATATAACCAAACACATGGTACTAATTTTAAATATTATGTAAATATATCTGAGTTTAATGACGATCTGGACAATTTTGAAATTTCCAGAGAAAAGTATAACATCATATACAATTTAGAATTATCAGACTTAAATGATGTTCCATCTGTCGAAATCATTAAAAAGTTTATAGGCAGTTTATAAAACTTCAAAAGATATAATAAATAGTGAGATGTTCACTTTTTCTGACACTATTTATAAATTAAACCTAACTTTTGAAAGGAATAAATTATGCCAATACAAGAAGGTGGAAGATTTTCACCAACACAAAATATAGTAAGTCCTGGTGTATTTACCAGAGAAAATGATCTATCAGGGCTAGCACAAGGTGTAGCCAATATCGGTGGTGCCATCGTAGCACCATTTTCAGACGGACCAGCATTCTTCCCAGCAAGAATAACCGAAGTAGCAATGCTTGAACAACGTTTCGGCGTAGCTGACGGAGTTTATTATGGTCCATACACAACCAAAGAGTATCTAATTCAACAAGGTGTAGTAACCGTTGTACGTATCGGTGGTCTAACCGGATACTGGCAAAAGAATCCATTGGTCGTATATGCTGAACCAGGCTACTGGAACAAAAATAACGACTTGGGTGCTTTGACCACAGCATCATTTATGTATTTAGATAGTGATGCGTATACATCAAATATAATCCTTGAATATAGTTCTTCAACCTTGGTGGCAAGTAATACAGGAGCAGTTCGTGGTCTACTTGGTAATGGATTTATTTCATCATCTGTGTCTGTAACCAGAGCTACGAATACGGAAGTTGAACAATTTCTCGTATCTGCCGGATGGCCAGACGCATCAAATAGTTCAACATTATCCGCATCATTAGCCGCATCTGGTAGTAAAGGTAAATTGTTCAAGATTGCAACTACAAGAAATAGCTATATCTTTAGTGCTTCTGTAGTACAACAAGGTTTGAAGGTACAACCACCAGGTGGTTCTAGTGAATATGTATTAGCTAACTTTGATTATGATAAAACTTTAATTTATGGTGCTGTTTCAGCTTCTATCGGATCAACCAAATATAAGGTTGATTTCGATTCAGCAACTTTGAAAAGTGCAAGACCATATTATAATTATTTAAGTTCGTCATATACTTTGAATGGTAATGATATAACTTATGGATTAGTATTCGGTAGTTACTCAGCAAATAATGCTCTCGACTTTAGTAATGCTAGTATCAGTAGTTCAAAGTCTTACGCTACTTTTACTTTCAGACATGATACATCACGTTTGAGACTAAATGGTGTAGTTAATGGTAAGTTTGCTCCAAAGGCAGCTGTAAGTAACTATCCAGCTGGATACAATGGTAAAGGCGGATCATTAAGTGGTTCAGTATTGTATGCTGGAAAACAAGTAAATCTTGGAACAGTAACTACAACAAATAGTTCTGGTGCTAACACATACTTGTTTAGAAAGATATCTGATTTAATTCCAGCATCTGGAGTATTTGCTGGTCGTTATTATCTAAGTTCAAGTGTACAAAATCAAGATGTAAGTCCAGAAGTTAAGATTTCTACAGCTTTCAACGAAAGTTCTGAAACTGTTGCTTACTTCTCAGCATCAATGACTTCAAGTGCCAAGATTTCATTAGATTATGATACAACCACATTTGATGTAAATGGTACTTTATCATTATATAGCGCAAGTGTAAAATCCATTAGAAGTACAACCAGTTGTGGTTCATCACTACAATTCTTAGGTTTAGTAGGTGGTTCTTATGGTGATTTTAATGGTACATTCACAAGTCAAGACACTTCAGGTGGTGATCCATGTAATCCAAACTCATCCGCAAGAACCAAGATGGTATTGGCTGTTTTGAATAACACTCAAAATGGTTCAACTCAATTCAATAACAGATATGAAGTATTTGGTTTTGATACATCAACCTTGAGTCAATTGACAAGTTCTGTATTCCCATATAAGGGTTTGATCAATCCAAACGAAAATAACTACCAACTAATTTTGAAGTATAACTTCGCAAATGATGATGGTACTACAAGCGCTGGTACATATGGTTATTATGACTTCACCCTAAATGAAAGTGATAATAATTATATTGCTAACGTATTCGGATTTGATCCTACAGCTGGTAATCCTGTTAAGCAAGTTGCCGGTCAAAAGATAGAAGCTGCTTACAACTACTTGTTGTTCAATGATAGTATTCAACGATTCATCGCTGAAAAGACTCGTCCAAGTGCAGAAGGTGGTGGTTGGAAATTGTCTGCCAAGACTGCTCCAGAAACCGGATTTGCAGTTGGAGAACCTTTGAAGTTTGTAGATCAATATAGTACAAATTTAAATGCTGGTGATAGCCAATTTAGTATTACCAACGCATACACCCCATGGATCTATTCCCAAAAGATTGCTCCATTCAAAGGTAGTGCTGGTGCAGCTTCTACACCAACTAAGTTCCAATTATTTAAGGTACACACCATGAGTGATGGTACATTGAGCAACAAGAAGTACAAGATTGAAATCAGCAACGTTAAGTTGGCTGGTACAGTCCCAGGTAGTGATTGGGGTTCATTTACACTAGCAGTTCGTGCTTATAGTGATACTGATAAACGTCCAAAGTATTTGGAAATTTATCAAAACTTGAATCTAAATCCTGAGTCTGCTAACTTTGTTGCTCGTAGAATCGGTGACAGATATGCTTACATTACCTTCTCTGGTAAGATTATTGAGTTTGGCACATATACAAACTTGAGTCAATTTATCAGAATTGAAATGGCTGATGGTCTATATCCAGAAGTATCTATTCCATATGGATTTGAATCATATTCAACTCCGGTTGCAGGTACTTTGGCAGATATTATTCCACCAGTAAGATACAGCAAAGCAAGTATCTGGTCATTGGCTCCTGGTAAATATGCTTCTGGTACAGTCTTTAACGACGTTCCACAAGCTGACGACGAATTGGCATCATTGTATCCAACATCATCTGCTAACGTAGGTGTATATAACGATACATATCAATACTTCAAGCCACTACCAAGTAGTGTAAATGGTATCAATATTGACTTCGACTTGGAAGACAAGACATGGGGTACTGATAGTGCTAAGTTCTACGCAAATGGAACTGGTTCATTACTATCTCCAACATTGAGTGGTAGTATTCCAAGCAACTATGATCCAGTTAATGAATCTACATATGTCAGACTACGTAAGTTCTTAGTTGGATTCCAAGGTGGATTTGAAGGCCAATGGCCAGCAATTCCAATCAATATAGGTAGTGATATTACTGCTGGTAATACACAAGGTCTAGATTGTACAAACATCAATAGTCCAGGTAGTATTGCTTACAAACAAGCAATTGCTGCTCTAGGTAATTCTGATGAATTTGATATCAATTTGATCGTATTGCCTGGTATCTTCTGTGAACAACATAGTTACGTAACTGATATTACTATCAATATGTGTGAAGCTCGTGGCGATTGTTTCTATATCATGGATAACATTGTGTTCCCAGCAAGTAACCAAACCGTTGGATTAATTGATGCCGCTGTCAACAGCGTAGCAACAATTGATAGTAACTACGTAGGTACATATTATCCATGGGTTAAGATCCTAGATACAAATACCAACAAGATTATCAGTGTTCCACCTTCAGTAGTATTGCCTGCAGTTTATGCTGCTAATGACAATGCTGCTGCTGAATGGTACGCACCAGCCGGTCTAAATCGTGGTGGTATTACAACCGCTGTACAAGTGCTTGATCGTTTAACTCATAGTGAACGTGATACCTTGTATGAAGGTCGTGTAAATCCAATCGCGGCATTCCCTGGCCAAGGTATTTGTGTATGGGGTCAAAAGACTCTACAAATTGCCCCAAGCGCTTTGGATCGTATCAATGTTCGTCGCTTGTTGATCAACTTGAAGAAGTTTGTCGCAAGTTCAAGCAACTACTTAGTGTTCGAACAAAACGTAGCTGCTACAAGAAATCGTTTCTTGAGTATCGTAAATCCTTACTTGGAATCTGTACAACAACGTAATGGTATCTACGCATTCCAAGTCAAGATGGATGAACAAAATAATACTCCTGACTTGATTGATCGTAATATTCTTTACGGACAAATCTTCATCCAACCAACTAGAACTGCTGAATTCATCATCCTCGATTTCAACATTCTACCAACAGGCGCTCAATTTTCTTCCTAATCTAGGTTAAAGAAAATTAAACAAGACCCCGCCCCTAAAAAGGTGGGGTTTTTTATTTTTTTCTATATATTTATAAACATATGACAAAAGTGGAACTTAAAAAATTAATCAAGGAAGTTTTATCTGAAACCCAATTCGTAAACGAAGGTTTGCCAATGGGAAAATCTAAAGAGGCGCAAGAGGCTGCTCATAAATTAAACTATATTGTTCATAGTTTGATATCTCGTCCAGATCTACAACGGAAAGGTAGAGTGGCGGCGGGTGACATCATTCGTCTAATCGACGAAGATAGAGATCCAAACTCACCTTTTAATAAGCTCTGAGTCTGCCTTTTAATTAGAGCAGAACGAGTTTATCAAGAATTCGTTTGTAAGAAGTAATAATTTAAAATATTAATCAAAAACCCCGTTATTGATTTAGTGGGGTTTTTTATTTAATGAGTATATTTATATATTATGATACGACTGACTAAAATAATTGAAGATTTAACAAAACCACAAGTTAAAGAATCAGTTGATCCATCCCTATTAATATTAATAGACAACGTTATTAATGATACAAATGTACTTGTAGTTAATAATTTGAAAATGATAAAGGATATTTTATCAAAAGAACCAATTGATAAAGCTAGATTAGACGTTGCACTAAGCAATTATAAACGTTATTTTAATAGAGACAATGGTGGTACGCCTGAAGTGATTCGTGGTATGACGATGCAATCTAAACTAGACGAGTTAGCAAAATGATCAGTTTAACCGATTTATTATTAGAAGCCAAACTTCCTCAGAGCGAGCAAGATATGGATCTTTATGCTCGTAAATACAAAAAAACAATAGATTATTTGCGTACCAAGAACAAAGTACTATTATTAACTACTAGTAATAGATGGAGTGGTCACAAAGACGATGTTGCTAAAAGTACGCAACTTGCATTTAAAATACAAGAATTATTAGGTAAAGAAAAAGTAACTTTGATTGATACAACCAAGTTAAACATATTTCCGTGTGAAGGTAATGTGTCATCTAAATGGGGAAATCATTGTGGAACAAAAGATGCTTCATTAAAAGATAAAGAAAAAAATCCCACAGGTGATCATCGTTGCTGGGCTAGTATAAATAATAAAAGTGATGAATTATGGAAAATAAGTAAAGAATTATTTGAAAGTGATGTCGTTTTATTTTTTGCTAGTGTAAGATGGGGACAAGCTAACGGTTTTTATCAGAAATTAATTGAAAGATTGACTTGGATTGAGAACAGACATTCTACTTTGGGTGAAATCAATATAGTAAAAGATATAGATTCAGGATTTATTGCTACTGGTCAAAATTGGAATGGAAAAGATGTTACTCAAACACAAAAAGAAGTATTACAATTTTTTGGATTCAAAACACCAAATGAATTATTTTGGAATTGGCAATTTACAGATAATGCTCTTGATGAAACAAAGAGTTCTTACAAAAAAGCAATTCCTGTATTTGATAAAACATTTTTAAAACCATATGATAAGACTAAATAATATATTAAACGAAGTGATACAAGAAGGCGGTGCAGGTGGGCATATGGCACACCCATTTGATTTTTCATCAACTGGAAAAGACTTAGTAAACGTGTTTGTTAAAGCTGTTGATTCACTAAAACAAGATGGTGGTAGTGTTAAAATCGATGGCGTAAATGCTAGTATTCGTATGGTAAATGGTCAATTCGTAATGGATCGTGGATCAGCAAAACCACTTGATATTAAGGGAATGAGACCCGAGGACTTGCCAAATAGATTTGAACCAGGTCATGGATTTATTAATATCGGAACTAAAGTAATCAATATTTTTGATGAAGCTATTCCAAGTACCAAGTCTGAATTAAAGAAATTGGGTTTATTAACCAATCCAAATATATTGTTTAATATTGAGTATGTAGAAGGTACAACAAACGTAGTTGGTTATGGTGACATTGGAAACTTTTTAGCAATTCATGGATTAAAAGAGATCAAACCAAAGACGCTTGGCAAGGATGGTAGTGTGAAATCACGTGTTGCGGTTGAAATACCGTATGATAAAGCGGCAATGCAGTCCTACATCAACAATTTAAATAAGGTTGCGATGAAGTATGGATTCAAAATACTAGGTAGCGTTGGTACATCATTTAAATCAGATCCAAATTTGGTGAAAGTGTTGAGAGAACCAGTGACGTTATATCCAACCGGAGTTGCTGAAATCAAACCATTAAAAGACTGGTTAAAAAATGTAAAGATAAATACTCCTTTAATTACCCGTGAACAATTTATCAATGCTTCAAACAGTAAGAATATTGCACAGGATTTTGCCGGACAAGACATCCAAAAGGTTATAAATGATACTATTGTTTATTTAGCAACAATCAAACTAGGAGATGAAGTATTAAAAAATGCTACTAGTGAGATTGGTGACTTAGATAAACATGAAGGAATCGTAGTTAGAGATCCAAATATTTATAACAATCCATTTAAAATCACAGGAAGTTTTATTATAAAAGGTTTGGAAAGTAAGTTTAAGAAATAAAATAAATACATATTTGTTATGAAAAGATCATCAGGTAAAAGCAATCTTGATATTGTTAAAGATTATGTCGATGGCAATCGTCCATTCGTTCAAGTAGGATATGATTCCAATTTGGAAAATTCAACCCGTAAAGAAGGTGAAGAGTGGGAGGATAGTCAAGGACGTAAATGGGTGTGGAAAAATAGTAGTAAACGTAGAGTTTCAAAACGTGCAACTCTTGTTTTAGAACAAAGATGTACATGTTGTAATATGGATGTTAGGTGGGGTAGTTATTTGGATGATCGTGTTTGGCCAAAAACACAAATGTGTTATGATTGTTTTACCAATGAAGAAACTCGTCTCAAAAGACTTGGTATCTGGGATACATTTAATAAAATCCGTGAACTTAAAAATGTAAGATCTGCATTGCAGGATTACAAACAAAGGTTTGAAGAAACAAAAATCTGGTGTACACAAAATCATGGCAAACCAATTGAATTTTCAGAAGAAGATGGATCAATTGAACGTTGGAGTGGAGCTGAAAACTATTCAAAAGTATTAGAAGATGTTACCAAGGATTTAGAATCTACCAATGAAAGATTATCAAAGATAGATGCGGAGATTGTGGAATTAGAAATAAAATATGAGTCAGCCAAACTTAAGAGAGATAATAAGAAACGAGTATAAGAAGTGTATTGAGGATCCTATATACTTCATGAAGAAGTATGTGAAGATTCAACATCCTATACGTGGTACTGTTGCATTTGAACTATATCCATTTCAAGAAAAAGCTTTACAAGACTTTGTTGACAATCAATTAAACATTGTTCTTAAAAGTCGTCAAATGGGTATTAGTACTCTTACTGCCGCTTATAGTTTATGGTTGATGACTTTTCATAACGATAAAAATATATTGTGTATTAGTATTACTCAAGAAACCGCAAAGGAAATTGTTACCAAAGTACGTTTTGCCAATGACAATCTACCAAGTTGGTTAAAAGTTCCCTGTGTAGAAGACAATCGTTTGTCGTTGCGTTTAAAGAATGGATCTCAAATTAAAGCAGTATCATCCGCTGGTACCGCAGGTCGTTCATCGGCACTCTCATTACTGATCATAGACGAAGCTGCATTTATTGACGGCGTTGAAGAAATATGGCTATCTTCTCAATATACATTAAGTACTGGTGGTAGAGCTATCGTATTGAGTACTCCAAATGGTGTTGGCAATTTCTTTCATAAAACATGGGTTGAAGCCGAAGCAAACCAGGTTTCTGGTAAGGATGGATTCAACACAATAAGACTGCCGTGGCATTTACATCCAGATCGTGATCAATCTTGGAGAGATAAACAAACAGAATTATCTGGTGTAAAAGGTGCAGCCCAAGAATGCGACTGTGATTTTAGTACATCTGGTAATCAGGTTGTTGCGGTTGATATTTTAGAGTTTTATAAACAAACATATATAAAAGACCCAGTTGAAAGACGTGGTAATAATCAAGACATGTGGATATGGTCTTATCCAGATTATAGCAAAAATTATATATTAACCGCAGATTGTGCGAGAGGAGATGGTGGAGATTTTAGTTCATTTCACATATTTGATGTGGAGTCTTTGGAACAAGTGGCTGAATATAAAGGTCAATTAACTACAAAAGATTATGGTAATCTTCTAGTATCAATAGCTACAGAGTACAATAATGCGTTGTTGGTTATAGAAAATAATAACGTTGGTTGGGCAACAATACAACAGGTTGTTGATAGAGGTTATCAAAATACATTTTATAGTGCATCTGATTTGACTATAGTTGATGTTGAAAGAACTTATACAAATAAACTCAACACATCCGATAAGAAGTTGGTACCAGGATTTACTACAACTACTAAAAATAGACCACTGATGGTTAGTAAATTAGAAGCATTTTTCAGAGAAAAAACTATAATAATTCATTCACTACGATTGTACGAAGAATTGAATGTATTTATTTGGAATGGTCCAAAAGCAGAAGCTATGAGAGGTTATAATGATGACTTGGTAATGTCTTTGGCGATTGGATTATGGGTTAGAGATACTGCACTTAAATTGAGAAACGAACAAATACAATATAATAGACAAATGTTGGCCGGAATCAACAAAGTAACCAGTGTACATAATCAAACAATATTAACAAAACCAATTGGTCAAGCATCTGAATCGTGGGACTTTTCTCCAAATGCCAATGTAAACGGCAAAAAAGAAAGCTTAAAATGGTTGTTATAAATACTTATATATATGGCGGTAAAACATGACTGATAAATCATTTCAAGAATTAAAGAATAGATCACTTTTTGCCAGACTTAAACGTCTGTTTAGCAACGACGTAATTGTTAGAAACGTTGGCGGTAAGAAGTTGAAGGTTATAGATACTGATGAAATTCAGTATGCAACTGATCGTAATAGTCTAAGAGATCGTTTTAATCGTCTCAGAACTACGGCATATAATTCGTATACCCGCGACTTTAATCTATCATATCAAAGCAGTCGTATAGAATTATTTCGTGATTATGACTGTGTTGGTCCTGATACAATCATACCTCTACCAGATGGTACTAAACCAACTATAGCTGAACTAACGGAGAGATATAAAGATAAACCCCAAGAAAGATTTTATGTATTTTCATACGATCACGAAACTGACAGTGTAAAATTAGGTAAAGCATATCATCCTAGAAAGAAAGAAGGCGGTCCTAGAAAGTGTTGGAAAGTAATTTTTGACAATGGACAATTCATAATAGGAAGTGCCGGACATCCATTTTTAATGAGAAATGGGGAATATAAAAAATTAGAAGATCTATCAATTGGCGAGTCTGTGATGCCTTTTTATCAAAAAGATTTCTACAACAATGGATATAGAAGTTTGTATAATTTTAGTAAAGGATGGCAAACAGAACATAAAATAGTCGCCGAACAATTTAATCGGGAATTAAGTTCCAACGAAGTTGTTCATCATAAAAATTTTGATAAAACAAACAATCTTCCAGAGAATTTACATATAATGTTAGATTCTGATCATAGAAAATTTCACGCAGAATTAAATAATAAAATTATATGGTCGGTTGAAAATAAACAAAATACGTTGGAAAAGATCAAAAATTCAACTGGATATAAAAATAGAAAATTTCACAGATGGAACGGATATCGAGTTGGTATAAACAATCCTTTCTATGGAAAACAACATTCCATTGAATCAAATGATAAAAGATCTAATACTTTAAAACAAATATTTGTTAATAGAGATCAAACGGAAAAAAACAATCCAAAATATAGAGAT